AATTCCAGACGTACTTGCAAAAAGGTCCCCTAGAGCGGGCAAGCGATCTAAAAGAAGGAACAAAGATCGGTTAAATTCTTGGAAAAACGGTTCTTGAACTGTCTTTTTAAAGTCGTTAAACTCTTTTTTATTGTCTCTAACGGTTAAAACAAATCTTTGGGCCGCAGGAGAAAGTTTGGCTAGTGCCTCAGCGAACCTATCTATACCACCACCCGCTGCATCCTTTGCGGCTTTTTCGGCCTCCTCGAGGGCTTCTCGAGCTCGGGCAATGCGGGCGTCTAGCTCTTGCTCGACTCGTCCCCCCGCTTGGGCGTCGGCAGCCGCCTGAGCAGCAGCCGCCTGAGCCCTTGAGGCATCCCTAACGGCTCTAGCGGCCTCGATTGCGGCATCTGTTTCGGCCTGTTGAGCATTAGAAAGCCGCTCTTTTGCGTTAATAACAAGATCAGAGCCCTCGACTCCGGCTCTTGTAGCTGCGTTCTCTTCCTTTTTAAGGTCAGCATTGCGGTCAATAGCTTTACGAAGGTTTAAGTCGGCTTGAGCAAAGGCAAGCTCGGCTTCTTGACGGGCCCTCGAGTTGGGGGGGAGGTCCTGGACCCTTTGTAGGCTTTCTCGAGCCTTTTCAAATTCAATTCTTGCTCTCTTTTCAGAGATAGCACCACCCTCGACCTCAAAACGCAGCTGTTGCAGCCGTTCTTTGGCCTCTTCTCGGGCGTCGTTGAGGTCCTCCAGAGCGTTTAGTGTGTCCTTCTGGGCCTGAAAATAGCCTCTTTCAGCTCGCTCCGCATTGAGCACGGCATCTGCAGCCGAATCGGCGGCTTCTGCCGCCCTTTGACGCGCTTGTTCCAGCTCTTCTGGTTTTTCTTTTTCAATTATGTTACGAAGTGCAATCCTAGCGTCACGCAGTCTTTTTAGGGCGGCTTCCTCTGCCGCTGTGTTGCCTCCACCGCTTTGCGCGTTAATGGCCTCACTTACGCCTTTAAGAGCGATTACCGCTGCAAGTCCCGCCTGCCCTAGAGCCCCCAAGGCGGCTACAAGGACAATTCCAACAGATCTGGCAGCGTTGCCTGCAAGGCCTACAAGGGCTACTAGTCCACCTCCCAAGGCTCCGATAGCTCCACCCACCCCCACAATGGCGGGAAAAGCCAGGGTGAATACTCGGTTAAGATTTCTAAATGCAATCCGAGCACGTTCGGCTCTATCCGCAAAATCTCTCGGAATAAACCGATCTATACCACTCCGCCCATCACCAGCTCCTCGGGAAAACCCTCGCCCAAAAGCTTTAGAAGTTTTTTCGCCTTCTTTTTCTGCAGTAGGTGCGGCGCTCTTAAAGCCTTCTTCTACTTGTCTTTTAAAGTCTTTAGTTACAGCCCGAACAATGATTTCAGCTGATCCGAGTACTGCCATGGTTTACCTGTCGCTATTTCAAAGGGGAGTCTAGTTTTTCGCCAAAAGGAACTACACTATCTGGGTCAAATTGAGTTGGCGGAATGTAGGGCTTTCTTTCTGAGCCAGGAGGAGTACTATTTGCCGGAGTAGGACCACTGCTAGCCGTACTCATATTATACTTTGTATCTGAGCTGGTGAATACGGATTTGTACGGTCTTCCGTAGAGCAGTGGGTACATGGTTTCTCGTATTTTAGAAACAGCTTCTGACTCTTCAGCTGAAGAAACTCTTAAGTCTTCCTCAAAAAGGTAGTGAATTACATCAAGCATGTCTGAAGCGTCCAGCTCTAGTAGCATAATCCCGGAAAGTATAACTTTTCCGTTCACATAAGGCCAGTTATCAGCCGCCCAGTCTAGGAGCCCGAAGACTCCTGAGTAGGGCGGGCGCTGTACTGTTCTACCAACCAACCTGTAATTTCGCCGAGGTCTTCGACGGGAACAATTTTATCTGGATCATGGATAAGAGCGTCAAATCTTTCATAGCTTTCTGGTTCTAGAACAGCTTTAAAAAACTTTTCGATGACGTCGTTTGCGTTAGACGCGCGGTTGTCATCAAAACTTCCTGCAACTTCAAGGAGAACTTTTCCTTGAATTGCTCTGAAGCAATTAAATTCTTCTCCGTACAGTTTAAATTTAATTTCGTCAAACTCTTCAGTTTTTGTAGACCCAAAGTCTTTAAATTTTGTTGCCATTGTCTATTTTTCCTTTTATTCTGTGTCGTTGGAGATTCTAGTTTATCACCTTACGCATGGAGTCAGTGAGGTAACGATTCGGCCGTGTCCCCGGGTGCAGAACTATTTTGGTAAAAACAAGAGTACCTTTAACATAAAATCTTAAAACTCTTCTTTTTCGAGGAACAATGACTCGAGGACGGGTGCCCTGGTGGTGCATGAGAGCATAAGGAAGGTAAGAGCCTACTTGGACATACTGCCCTCCAAGATTGCGCCCCCTTTTTGTAGCGTGAATAGAGGCCCGTAACGCGCCGGTTTTTTTACCCGCCTGAGCCTTAGCCAGGGAAACTATTTCCCTCCCCTGCGCGGACAAGTGTCTCCCGACTAAGCCACCCTCAGAGTTTAGAACTCTCTCCACGCTTGTCTCTCTCCATCTAATATCATTCAACATTATGGGACAGCCATTGTAAGAGTCAAAACTGTAGTATGAAAACCGCCCTGAGGTGGTTCGTAGTCTAAAGTTGCAATTACCCCCAGGCCAAAACCCCCGGGGCTGGCCCAGGCATCAAGCTCATTAATACTCTCCATAAGAACCCAAGAGTCATATGCAGCAACCCTGTTGGCCGCCGTCATTGCTTCCGGGGTTGGAGGATTCCCGTTTGGCTGAGCAATGGGTACTTCCCTGGAAATAGAGATATTTAAAGTAGCTGTCCTCGGGTCATTGCAACGACGGGGCTCCGAGACCTCGTCTCCTGGCGCTCCTAGATAAATCTGAGCTAGAGAAACAACTGCTTGCTCACAGTCAACTACAGGGGATCCAAAGGTGTAGTACCGTCTTGTCGGTAGAGGCATACTAAAACTTTCATAGACGGCTTCTAGACGAGTAAGAACTTCGTTCATAAAAGTGTCAATATTTTTTGCATCATCTGATACATCAGTGACGTTGACTGGCATAGGTGTCCTTAGGGTATTAAAATAGGCCTAGCTCGATCACCCAGTTGATAGATTACATTAGAGGTTAGCAAATTAATAACCTCATCTACCTCAGGGTTTCCTAGGCTTGGTCTGCTGGCATAGAGGTCCAGAGTTCCCGGATCTCTTGGGCCAAGTATAGCAAGAAGTTCGGAGTAACTGGCACTAAGTCGAATAGTTCCCTCAATTGGGTCGAGGGTAGCAGAGCTACTCAAAGTTTCGTTAATTGTGTTTTTGTTGTTTGAAACCACAGCGTACGTTGTCCACGAGCTGTCGTCAGTGAGGAAGTCTCCTCCGAACTCGTTAAGGTAGTAAATGTTGCTTCCGCCCTCTGCGTTGAAATAAAGGTCATACGCACTAAGCTCAAAAGCGGGAGACTCCCCGGTTATTCTACGAGCCCTCGGGACATCAGGAGAAAACACTCTAGAACGAGCCCTGGCCTTATCAGGATTAGCGGTCTTAAGAAAAAGGTCTACAGCGTAGACGCCCGTTTTAAGCTCATCAATAAAGGATTGGTTGTCTAGGATGGTGTAGCTAACACCCTGCCGTGAGGCAGTAGAAACTCTTTGAGGAAGCGCACATGTGTCGTCACCCTCATAAAGTTTAACCAACTCGGTCGCCAGAAGTCTTGCCGCTGTCTTACCCGCCTGCGGGGGAGGTGACCCGTAAGTGTAGGTGACCTCTACGTTTGAAGGGCTCCACTTGGCATTAGGAGTCCCATAAATAGTGGAGTGGTCTGAAAGATAGTAGGTGCTGGAATCAATTATCTCCCCTTTTTGATCCCTAAGATTGTGTATCTTAACAACCTTACGGCCTCTCAGCCTAAGTCTTGAATAAGAAGATGTCCCGTCGCCATTAAAGTCGTGGTGAGAGTTTCGGTCGACAGAACCAACAGGAATATTCTCGACTTGACCCCCGATAAGAATAGGATAAAAATTAAATCTCGAGCCTCCGGACCTAAGATACGGGTCATAGGCTGAGACATATCTTTCGGTTACAGTGGTAACTCCGGAAAACTTTCTTCCGGACATTCCCCACAAGAGATACGAAGCATTTTTAACTGCTTCATAAGCATAGTCTGAATTAGCGTATTGTCCTAGCTCTTCGACATCTACCCAGAGGTTGCTCATTTTGTCTCCTTATTAGTAAAGCGGGCAGCCGACGGGACTCCCATCGCTAACTGCCCGCTCTGACTAATCTCTTAAGGGGTGGGGTCCTCGCTCGATGCGATAATGAAGTCGATCGGGAGGTCTGGGTTGAAGTCCTCACCACCAGGTACGTTGTACTCTGAAGTAGAGCCCTGGCTGGCAAAGTCAGTTACTGCGAGGTAGCCACGATTGCGGACAACCTCACCAGCGGGAGATACCGGGGTGCTTGCAACATCTGAAGCACCTGTCAGCAAAACCCTAAAGGTTGTGGTAGTCGGAGCTGCCGTAATAAGGTGGGTACCATTGAAGCTAGAATCAACGCCAGCAATGGTTACTGACTGCCCAACCTCAAAGCCGTGGGCGGTACCAGTTGTGATGGTCCCAACCTCAGAGGTGATGGACTTGTTCGTAGCTGTGTTTGCGCTAAGACCAAACCAACGGTAGAAGCCCTTAAGGCCTTCAGGTGCCCATGTGCCACGTGCGTAGCTGTAGGGACGCTCTGTGGCGATGGGGAACTCCCAGCGGTCGTCAAGACCTGTCGAGAAGAGCGCATTACCCAGTCCGTGTCCTTCAAAAGTGTTAGCGAGAAGGCCGTTCTCGATAACGCGGTCACCACTCTGACGCAACTTGGCGTAGGGGAAAACCCAGTAGAAGTAGGGAAGAGCAGCGTCACGCTTGCCGTCTTTAATAGCAAAGGACCAAACCTCGATGGAAACACCGTTTCCAGCGGGGTCGTCGCCCACACCAGGTGCGGCCCAACCAATGCTCTTGTTGTCAGGTGAAGCAAAGCTTCCGTAGTTCTTGCGAAGAAGCAATCCACCGGACATCAACGCTGTAAGCTCGGGGTCGGGCTCACAGATCGCAATTTCCATGGTGATTCGCTTGAGGGTGTCAGGTGCTTTGTACGAAACACAAATTGTGCCGTCAGCAGCCTTCTCGGTGATTTCGTCGCCTTCTTCGTATTCGGGTGTAAATGATGCTCGGAGAAACGCCGAAGTGGCGTAGGAATCTCCGGGTCCATTAAGCAGATTGCCTGCGGCGTCCAGTCGAGTGACTCGGATCGCCACACCTTGGACGCTGGCCGCGTAGTCCTGTGTAGCCATACCAGTGTGCTCCTATTTCTTTCTTGTTTGTGGGTTAATCGCTGGGAAGTGTCACTCGCATTGCAAAATGCATTGCTGGGTCAGAGAGCACCGCCGCTGGGCGATACGCTTTGATTCTCATATTATTAATTGTAACATCGGCACCTTGAGCCAAGGTGTCGTTTACAACCTCTATCTTGCCTAGGTGAACGTCTACGCTCCCTGTGGCAAAAATCCATTTGTTTGTGGCCGAAGCCGCTGCGTTTGTGTCCCCGATGGGGCCCTTCCCTGTGTACCCCGAGCCGATGACTACGGGGGTTCCAAGGCGAGTCATCACCTGAGCGGGGTTGTCGTCTTTTGCTTTAAGGTAAACCAACCGGGATCCCAGGATGGAGGCGACGTCGCGCGTCACGTGAATAACACCGGTCTCACCTACGGGGGAGGAAGAGATAGCCTGTTCCAGGTGCATCAAAGCGTTTTCGGGCTTAAAGGCCCCCGCAACGGGAATAGTGGCTAAGCCAGACTTGGTCAAATACATGTTTGAATTGGCAGTAGTCTCTGCCTGAGCGGCTTTACCCTCCCAGAACTCACGCTCTATCACCTTTTGAGTAACTGACTCAAGTTCTGTGATAACACGCTTAAACCGATCTTCTCCGAGAAGACCAAAAGTTGAGGCGAAATCCTCAACATCAATGTAAAAAGGAACATAGTCTAGGTAACTAGATCCAGAATCAGTCGAAATAACACCGTCTGCGACGGTCGCATCATTAACTGTTAATAGTTGAACTGATGTGGGAAGTGAGTCATACTCCTGAGAGAACTCTCTAACCCAGCGCTCGTCATAGGCACGAGCGGTGTGTGTCATCACACGAGCAACGCTTAGCAGTCCGGCGGGAGCGGGAGTAAGCTTGTGAGCTTCAAATACTCCTTGAAATGTTGCCATTTTTACTCCTTAGACTGTAAGCGTTGCTCGTGTAGATGATTAGGGGATTAGTACTCGATTACCGCTGAGGCAACCCCACCAAGGGTGTCACGGAGGGCAGCAGCCGCACCATTCACCTGGATAGTGGAAGTAACCGCAAGGCTCTCGACACCGACCTTTGCAACACCTTCGAAGGTTTCAACGAACATCTTGTAGTCGTTGGTTCCAGCGAGCGAGCTGTCTCGGATGATACCCAGGTCCAGTGTTCCGCCATCAAGGAACAAGAATGTTCCTTCAGCGAAGATGTACCAAACGAAGGTATCAGCGAACTCGTTTATCGCGTTAGCGCCTTGAGCGGTGGCCATGCCACTGTCCAGGGTGTAGCTAGCGTTGATGCCACGAGAGGCCATCAGGCCGTCAATCTCGCTGTATGCGTTGAGCAGGCTGTCACCAGGCATCGACAGAGCCAGGTCAGCTACCATTGCATCCTTAACCCACACGGGGAGGATAATGCGCAATGGAGCATCTGGCTCAAGACGGTGCCGGGCACGGTAGCCTGTAGCAGCGCGACCAAGCTGGACGAGGAAGTCGCGACCAACACCAATGAGGCTGGTGGAGGTTACGGCTGTCGAACCAGCAGCAATCTTGCTGAGCAGGTTCTGCTCTGCCTCGCGTGCGTGCTGAACAAGACCGAGCTCGTTGTGACGAGCAATCAGTTCAGGGTACGCGCGAGTTGCCAGGTTGCCGAACTGCAGCTGAAGGGTCACAGCGTCAGTAGCAACGGTGTTCTCCTGAGCGGCAGCAACAGTCAGACTGTTCTTGGTGCTAGGGCTGGGGGTTTCAGCTGCGTCATTAGCAGCTGTCCACACGCCTATTGCGTCGGGGTAGTCAGAGAGAATTGGCGGAGTAATGAAGCGAATTCCACCACGATCTGCTTGAAAGCTCGGAAGGGCCTCTCGGACGGGACGGTTTGTTGAACCGAATCCAAAGATGTCATAACGAACTTCAAAGGGAGCCTGGTGTCCACCAGCAGCGACGAGGGCCTCGGGGCCAACGACGTCCTGAATTTTGTTCCAGTTCGCTTCTGCATCGGTTGAGAGCGTACGCTCTTCGGGGAAGGAGGTGGTAACAGAAGCAACAATGTGCTGCTCTCCATCTCCACCATTCACGCGGCGAAGCGAGTGAATTCGTTTGGACATCGCCTCTGCGACGGTGTCCATGCTTTCTAGCGTACTACCAGCTGTGTAGCCTGGGATGTCAGCACCTGCCGTGATAGCCACGGGAGCTGCTGATACCTGAGCAACAGGGCGGCGGTCCGCTGGTACCTCAATCTCGAGGTTTTCTGCGTTTTGTGCAGCGGCGGTCACGGGTGCCTCCATAGTTTCTTGAGCGGAAAGCTCAGTTGGGGTTTCTTGAGTTTCGACGGAAGCTTCTGTAGTTGCATCGGACTCAACGGAAGCCTCGGCTTCGTCGGTTCCTTCAGCATCTTCATCGGCTGATTCGTCAGATTCAGAAGAGTCGGTCTCTTCATCCTCAGGTGCTTCTTCAGCAGGTGCTTCAGAAGTAGTTGTTTCTTCGGTCGAGAGTTCGGTAGTCTTCTCTTCGTCAATTGACGCTTCGGACATCATGGCTTTTTCTTCTTCGTCATCAGGCATTTCGCCTTCAGCCTCAGCAATGTCGTCAGAATCTGCGGGCTCAATTTCGACCTCCATAGGGCCGTCCTCGGTGTCCACGATTCCTTCTTTTTCCATAGCCATTTCTTTATCCATTTCTTCAGCCTCAGGGTCCATGCCAGCCTCTTCAGTACCCTCTTCCATCGGGGTCTCTGAGTCGGCCATCATTTCTTCTTCGGCTGAGTCGCCTTCGCCATATACACGAGAAGCGGCCTCGGCGGCTCGCTGGGCAAGCTCCTGGGCTGCGGCCTCGCGCTGCTTCATCTCGGTGCGAACCGAGTCGAGCATATCGGCAAGAGACGTCATAGCGTCAACTGTCTGCGGAGAAGGGTCTTCTTTCTCGACCGCTTCAAATTCGCCGACAATCTGGCTTTGAAGTTCGCCGACTTGATCGTCGGCCAACTCAGAAAGCTGATTCAGCATTTCTTTGATTTGGTCCACTGTCCCTCCTTAGGGCAGTCAGATAGAACGGGGTTGTTCTATTGCTTGTTAGTCGAGGCCGAGGGACTTCCAACCGCAGTGCGTGTAGAGGCACTCCACCTAGTAATAATGTTACTAGGGTTTAAAAAAGGTGATTGGACGATTTTTAACCCTTTTCGGTCACTTAGGTGAGGAGCCTCAAAAGCGTAGACATTTCGCTGGATATCTCTGACTGGCTGTACAGGTCTGACCCGGACATAAAGGACTTCAGCCCCTGCGTAGCGATGTCGGCGTCTTCTTGACCAATCTTTTCCTCGACTCGCTCAATCATTTCTTCCATCAATCTTTGCAGCGCCGGAGGGACATCACTGAAGCGAATTTTCTCTGCATCTTCACCGAAGGCAAGAGGAAGATTGGCAATTACCTTGCCTAGCTCTGCAGTACTGGATTTAATATTCTCCAGCGCATCCGAATTAAGGGCGTTAGTGTCTAGGCGCTCTAAAATATCGATAAGAGCAGCGGCGGACTCAGCGGCTTGAGCGTAGTTTCCGGCAAATGCCATACCCTCTGCCTCTTCGACCTTTTCGACAACATCTTGAAGACCTGAAGTGCCCAGATCATTCTTTAGACGAGCCAAGACCCTGCGAAACTTCCCCTCGGCATCACGAGGCTGTGTCTCAGGTGTGTACTTAATCCTGCCATCTTCATCCCGCCCCGGAAGCTGCTTAATGACATTGATTTCGTCCGGGTCCAGCTCTACGGCTTGTGCAAAAACTGCCTCACTTTTTAAAAAAGAGGCGGCGGCCTCGGCTCTCTGCCTTAGCGACAGCTCTTCTCCGTCCTCTGAATACGCGGTACTCCATTTGGGTGGAATCAGGTCTGTCAGCTTTAAGCCCTTAGCTCGTCGCATAATGTGCTTACGAACCGCACCCTTACTTCCTGGCTTTGCCCGGCCATAAGCGCGAATGGCATTTTTCAAGTCCTGGGGGTTGCGGATGGGGAAGGAGCCATCTGGCATTGCCTTACCCTCTTTTGCAAGACGCTGGCGGACTCTACGAGGGACAACGGCCATTTCTGATTCGGGATCATCATCCATCATCTGGATCATGTAGTCAGAGCTTTCTTCGTCTTCCTTCTTAGCCTTACTCACACGGGCGGAAAGCTCAGATGCTTTTTCCGTGTAAATATCAGAAGTCAGTGAGCTAAAGCGAGATTTTAGCTCCTCTGCTTTTTCAAAGTAGGGCTGATTTTGTTGCCGGAGAACCTCATCAACTTTTTGATTCAACTCTGCGAGTGGGTCGTGCTTCATGTGAGCAAGAACGTTCGCACCTGCTGCGACTAAAGCCATAACCTGACCGGAGGCAACACGAGCCCGCGCAATGGGAAATCCGGGGACATTTACTTGACACACTGCTACCAGCTCTAGGCGACCGTTAATCGGACGCCAGTCACCAGAGGGAGCTGACGCACGGGCTGCACGAACCTGTTCTGGGGTAATGCCGGGTCGCAAAGAGCCGGCGACCCAGATGCCGAAAGAATCTTCGCCAGCGTGAACGTCTGCA